TACTACCCCACAGCCTTCACAGTGGACGGGTCAACCATTACGCCCAAGTACCCCGGTGGGTCTGCCATCACGGGCGGTAGTGCCAGCGCCTTGGACGTTTACACTCTGACGCTGATTAAGACAGCTTCGGCTACATACACAGCTCTTGTGTCTCAAATCAAATACGCTTAAAGGGTAGGCTATGACTTTGTTAGCCGTCAAAAGTTCGCTTGGCGGATTTACTTCCCCCTACGTCTACACGATCCCAGCGGACTCTGTTATTTTTTATAACGGCACATATTCTGCGCCAGTAGATGGCTGGGACTTGTATTCTGACGCTGCCAGCCAGTTTATTGTCGGAACAGCATCACAGGCTGAGGTGGCTACAACAACAGCTGCCAGTGGAAGTTCAACGGCTACAGCAACCAGTCTATCTACAGCTGGAGCGCACACAGGTGCAAGCGTTTCTGTAGCTGGCGGCTATGTTTCTTTATCTTCGGCTCAAAGAAGCGCAGGAGAGCATACGCATGCCATAACCGCTGGCGGCACTACCAGCACTGAGATGAAGCCGATCAGTACAACCATTACAATGCTGCGTACTACAACGGAGCAAAGGTTCTTTCCCGCGAACACCATCCATATCAACGGGACAAATCTGGTCGGCGGCACACAGAAGCTTGCAGCCACATCTAATCGATACATCTCGGGCGGTAGCTCAGTGGTGGACAACGCAGCTGTGAACCACACCATTACGTTAACCGCTGCGACTTACTCTTCTAATTCTCACTTCCACGGTAACCCACCATATACCGACTATGGTTCTACCCAAACCTCGAGCTTACAAACAAGTTATACCGCATCTGCATCGCCCTCTAACCACACCCACGTGGTATCAGCTACTGCTTCGATTTCTGCCCTCAAGGGAAAGCTCCTCAAGCTGTGGATTGCAGCTTCCAGACAACTCCCAAAAAGCGCTACGGTTGTGATGTACTGCGGTAATTTGTCTTTGTTGCCAGCTTATTGGAAGGTCTGCGACGGCACCAATGGCACGATCGACATGCAAGGGTACTTTATTGGGTACGCTACATCGGCTGCTACCGCACACGGTACTGTAACCAGCGAGACTACCACCTACGCTACGACCGGCCCAACTGCCGCTTCTGACCCCTACACCCACGCACACTATTCTCGAAGTGATGTTTACTACACGCAGATATTTAAAAACCACGGGCAGTCAACCGTTACTCACACGCATGCTGTAGAAGGCGGGTCCGTTACCTCAGACGCACTTCCTGCAAGTATCAAACTTGCATTCATCCAATTGGTTACCTAAAGGCACTTACCATGGCTCATACATACCTTACTGTTGACTTTTACAACAACGCAGCCAGCTGCAGAATCAACGGTGTCGACCACGTTTTCTCCTCGGTCAATGCATTTAAGTACGGGGCACAGTTCCCCTACTCCGACACAGTTCGTATCTTTGCTTACGAGCCAGACCGCAGTATCTTCGTCGTGGAGTACGCTGATGGGCAAGTTAAGTCTGGAGCAGACTTGCATGAGATGGTTTGGGTTGCTGAAAATCTCAGCAAGATTGAGCAAGCGGCTATCCTAGACGAGAGTGAAAACCCTGCGTTTCCTGCACCCACGATGGTGGAAGTTCGAAATGCCAAGCTGGCCATGACTGACTGGGTTCTGATTCGCAAGCAAGAAGAAGACTTGTTGGGTTTACCCAACACTATGTCACAAGAGACGTTTGCTGCCGTCCTTGCTTACCGCCAAGCGCTTCGCGACATAACTAGGATGTATTCTGATATAAACACAGTGGTGTGGCCAGTCGACCCACTTTTATAAAGGAAACATATGAAAATTGCCGTATACGCCATTAGCAAAAACGAAGAAGCCTTTGTCAAACGATTCTGTGAATCTGCGAAGGATGCTGACCTCATCTTGATTGCAGACACTGGCTCTACGGACAATACCGCAACGCTTGCACGCAAGTGTGGGGCTACAGTTCACGACATCTCAGTTCGCCCATGGCGATTCGATAAGGCCCGGGACACTGCACTGAACCTGATCCCCGGTGACTATGACGTGTGTATCTCGCTGGACCTCGATGAGATTCTAGAACCCGGCTGGCGTAAAGAGATTGAGCGCGTGTGGAAAGACAACACAACACGTCTGCGTTACAAGTTTGACTGGGGCTGTGGCATCAGTTTCTTCTATGAGAAGATTCATCACCGTACTGGTTATCATTGGCACCATCCAGTTCATGAGTACCCACGTGCAGACAATCGTACACACGAAGTCTATGCGCACACAGACATGCTGCTGGTAAGCCACCACCCAGACCCCACCAAGTCTCGTGGTCAGTACATGCCGCTGCTTGAATTGGCTGTTGCTGAAGACCCACGCTGCCCACGCAACGCGTTCTACTACGCACGTGAGTTGACGTTCTATTCTCGCTGGCACGAAGCCATCGACGCACTGAATAAATACTTGGCCATGCCTGAAGCCACGTGGCAGAACGAGCGCTGCTATGCAATGCGCCTGCTTGCTAAATCACATGATGAGTTGGGTCACACTGAGGAAGCCATGAAGTGGGCACGCCTTGCTGTTGCAGAAGCCCCCGGCACTCGTGAGCCATGGGTCGAATTGTCCATGATGGCATACCGTAGATCACTGTGGGCGGAGTCATATTCTGCCGCTCTATCTGCTCTTGCAATCAAGGACAAAGCACTGGTGTATACGATGGACCCGTCAGTGTGGACCGAGAAGCCATACGACCTTGCAAGTATCGCTGCATGGAACCTTGGACTCAAAGATTCTGCTATTGAATTTTGCAAAAAAGCTTTAGAATTTAACCCAACGGACAGCAGGCTTGTATCTAATCTTGCGTCTATGGTTCCTACCGTGGAGTTGACATGATTGGACGATTGATTGCACTGCTGTTCTTAAGTCGCGAATACGCGCACAGGGCACACTTGCGCACAACAAGTTACGCTCAGCACGTGGCGTTGGGAGAGTTCTATCCCAGCATTGTAGATATTGCTGATTCTTTAACTGAAGCTTATCAAGGTCGTCACGGCATCATCGACGACATTCCCATGCTAGAAGAAACAGACACTGGTGAACCAGCTGATGTGTTGGCCCGCCATTTAGATTCTGTAGAAAAGTTACGCTATACAGCAGTTAACAAAACAGATACTGCGCTTCAAAACATTCTTGACGAAGCCGTTGCTCAATATTTAAGCACGCTGTACAAACTTAGGAATTTGAAGTGAATGGACACCGTAGAAACAAAACTTGCCGTGCATGAAGCTGTCTGCGCTGAACGCTACCGATCTATTGAAGACAAATTAGATCGTAACAAAGACCGTATGAAACATGTTGAATACATGCTCTATGCAGTCATGATTGCTGTGCTATTTGGGCCAGGCGTTGCAGCCAGCTTTATTCAAAAGTTCTTAGGCTTATAGAGACACAAATGACATGCGTTGGTTGCTCCTACCATGGTTGCTGTTACTGGCAGGGGCTACTGCAAACGAGAGATGCGTTGTTACGGATTTTTACGCAGTAAGTTGGATCAGTGAACCAACGCTGCGCCACATGCAGTTGTCTCGGTGGTTGACTACAAATGGTGATGCTTGTAATACTAAACAACTTGCAGGTATTTGGAACAATTTAGCAATGTGGGCAGGTGTTGCGGACAGCGCAGAGTTACGTGGCAAGGTTCTTTACTACTACGCCAGAGCGGCAGAAAGGGAGAAGAAATGACGATTGATACAATCAGAATGTTTCCCATGGTTATGCCTTCTGGATACCCTCAGGAATATGACTTGGTCGAACGCAAAATGCTAAAGCAGCAAGAGATGCAACAAGCAGCGCTAGAGCAAAAGAAAGCCCAGATTGCAATTCAAGACTTGGCCTTTGAGATTTACACAAAGAATGCAGAGCAAGCAAAACTAAGAATTGAGATATTCCAAAACCGCAAACTGGACCTCTATGCTTAAACTGTTTTTATTGTTTCCAGTTATAGCTATGGCAGCAGAGCCAGCACCACCCATCAAGGCTGTAGTGGCCCGTGTGATTGATGGCGACACTGTATCGATAGTAGCCAACTGGGTTCCAGACCCTATGAAAAAAGAAATTGCAGTAAGAGTTTACGGGGTGGACACGCCAGAGAAATCCTTTCGGGCTCAGTGCGCAAAAGAAGCAGAATTAGGTGCTAAGGCTACTGAATTTACAAAGGCACAGATTGCCAAGGCAAAGAAAATTGAAGTTGCTTATTTTAGCTGGGACAAGTATGGTGGCCGTGTTTTGGGTGACATTTTGCTAGACAAACAAAGTCTCAGAATGGCTTTGATCAACAATGGTTTTGCTAGGGAATACTTTGGCGATGCCAAACAATCATGGTGTGAGTGATGCAGAACACAAAAGACAAACTAGTTTATACCGTCACTATATGCGTGACTCTGACCCTGTGTTTCTCCGTGTTAAGCATGGTGGTCAGCTTTATGTTGGGGCTATGGGCCAAGGAAGTGGACAATGCAGAAATCTTCAAAATGATTTCACCAGCATTCAGTACCCTAATTGGCGGAATGATTGGGTTCCTGAGTGGTATCAAACTGAACCAAGACGACACGACAGATAAACCAAAGGAGAGTAAAGATGATGGGATTAGATGCGTTGCTGCAGGTGGGCGGGAAGCTGATCGACAAACTGATACCTGATCCAGAGGCTAAAGCAAAGGCCCAGTTTGAACTGGCCAAGATGGTTCAGGATGGTGAGCTGGCAAAACTGGCTAATGAAACTAAGCTGTTTGAAGTTGAGCAGGAAAACGTTACTCGGCGTGCTGAAGCCGATATGGCCAGTGACTCATGGCTGTCTAAAAACATTCGCCCCATGACTCTCATATTTCTTTTGGCTGCATATTCTGGCTTTGCTATTGCATCCATCTTTGAACTTGAAACCCGTGGTGCTTACGTTGAACTTCTGGGGCAATGGGGTATGTTGGTCATGAGTTTTTATTTTGGCGGACGTACTATGGAAAAAATTGCTGACAGGGTGAAGAAATGAATTTGACTGAACACTTTACACTTGAAGAACTTACACACACAGACCACAGAGAGTTTGACAATATTCCAAATGAAAACGAATTGGAAAACCTCAAACGGCTTGCATCCTTCCTCGAAGAAGTTAAAACTGCACTTGGTGGAAAACCCGTCATGGTCAACTCAGCTTTTAGAAGTAAGCAAGTCAATGATGCTGTGGGTTCTAAAGATACTAGCCAGCATCGTATTGGTTGTGCTGTGGACATCAGGGTTCCTGGATTGACGCCTGATCAAGTCGTTAAAACAATTATTGCTTCTGGTTTACCCTACGATCAAATCATTCGCGAGTTTGACCGATGGACACATCTAAGTATTCCAAACACTCCAGATACCAAGCCTCGCAAGCAAGCTTTAATTATTGATAAAGCTGGTACTAGAATTTATGCTTGATACACACCCAATTTAATGGGAAAATACTCAGGTGTTTTTTAACAATGTAAAGGAGCCAATATGGCAATCGGTTTTGATCAATTTATGGAAGCAACAGGCGCTGAACTAGTCGCTGGCAACATCATCGTAGGCATTATGGCCGCCCGTAAAAAAGTTGGTAGCTTAGACGATGACGGTGTTTTTAACCTGAACGACGATGGCAAAGCCTTGGCAGATGAAATTGAAGCTGGTGGTAAAAAAGCAACAAAGGCTAAAAAAGCTGATGCTGCTGAAGCCGCTCCTGAAGCTTAATTAAAAGGTGGGATCATGCCCGGTTTACGTATTGATAATTTTTCCGGTATCGTACCGAGGACTGGTCCCACTGCGCTTGAGGGAAACCAAGCCCAGATTGCTAATAATGCCAAGCTGACGTCTCTTGAGATTCGTCCTTGGAGAACTCCAACCTTAGAGTACACGCCCAATGGCGGCGCTAGTGTTCAGTCTATATTTAAGTTTAGTGGGCCCTCCGGCTCATCGCCTGTATGGCTTGAGTGGAACTATGACGTAGACGTTGTCCCTGGCCCAGTGGCTGACTTGACCGAATTTCGTTTGTATTTCACAAGTTCAGGGTTTACCCCTAGAAAAACTAACTGGGCGCTCGCTACCAGTTCAGCAACAGCTCCCTATCCAAACAACTATTATGAGATGGGTGTTCCCGTCCCTGCGGGTGCACCAGCAGTAACCAAGGCTGGTACAGGCACTGCGCCTACAGAAGACCGCTCTTACATCTATACATATATCACCACATTCGGTTCTGTGGCAGAAGAGTCTGCCCCTAGCCCAGCAACTATTATCTCAGGGGTCAATACCTCAGGTGACTCTGTAACGATTACAGGTTTTTCTACCCCACCTTCTGGCAACTACAACTTTACACACCGCCGTATCTATCGGTCAGTGATTGGAGCTACGACAGCCTCCTATTTGTTTGTGGCTGAGATTCCAATTGCCACGGCAACTTATGTAGACACTAAAACAGCTGCCCAGCTTGGCGCGGCGCTCCAATCCCTCTACTACACGCCACCTCCAACCACATTGCAAGGTATTGTGTCTATGCCTAACGGCTTGCTGGCTGGGTTTACAGGCAATCAAATCTGGTTCTGTGAGCCGTATCTTCCCCATGCTTGGCCTGCTATATACATGCTGACCACGGACTACCCCATTGTGGGCCTTGGTGTGTTTGGTAATTCTTTGTTTGTGGGAACCACACGCAACCCGTACATGGTAACTGGCACAACACCGTCCAGCATGATGCAAGAGAAGCTGTCGCTTGTGCAACCGTGCGTGGCTAAGAAATCTATTGTCTCTGACCAGTATGGTGTGCTGTACGCAAGCCCTAACGGTTTGGTGTCTATCTCCCCAGGTTCTCAGGAAGTAATGTCTAATGCCTTGTACACCCGTGAGGAATGGCAACTCCTGAACCCGTCGAGCATGATAGGTGCCGTGTACAACAACATGTACTTTGGTTTTTACCAAACAATAGCTGGGGCTCGTAAGTCCATCATCATTCTGCGTGGGGATAACCCTCCACTGGCTACGTTTGATTCCAACGCCAAGGCCAAGTTTGTTGAACCAGTTACTGGCACAGTGTACTTCTTGTCTGCCGCAGATAACAAGATTTATTCATTAGACACCAACACAGCCGCCAACACTGTATTTACATGGCGGTCTAAGAAGTTTATTCACAACCGGCCTACAACTTATGCTGCACTGCAACTACACGCAGATTACGTATACATGGCGGCTAATGCTGGTTCGTACCTTACAGTCAATCTGTATGCTGAAGGCCAAGGGGTGCTGACTATTAATATGACCAGTGATGAGCCTGTACGTATTCCTAACGTGACTCGTTCGTACTACTGGGAAATTGAGGTGGTTGGAAACGTTCCAGTTCGCCGAATTACTGTGGCTACTTCTGTTGATGAGTTGGAGATGGCTTAATGTCTGCTCTGCCAAGACTACCGGGTATACCCTCAATCTCTCCGGTCCAAGACACAACCGTAGCGGCTATCCTTCGCCCAATGAAGGAAAGCATAGAGATTCTTAGCGGGGCTATATCGGGTAATCCCTTACCTAATGGCACAACTATTAGCAGTGGTCTTAACCCTGCCATTTCTCTTACAACGATTACCAACACTTATAACGGGACTACGGATACAACAGTTCCGCCTACTGCCTCAGGGTTAACCATTAGTGCTGGTTTTACTAACATCCTGTTGAGCTGGGACGACCCTAATACCTCAGGCACGTTTCTTAACTATGCTTATACAGAAGTCTGGCGTTCAGTAGATAACGTTTTAGCTAATGCTGTATTGCAAGGTTTTGCCCCAGGCGCGGTCTATTCTGACCCTGTAGGAACCAACAAAAGTTTCTATTACTGGATTCGATTTGTATCTCAAGCAGACATTGCTGGCCCCTATAACAGCTCTGTAGGTACGCTTGGTGGTACCGGCCTTGTAGGCGGTGTGGACCTTGGCCCTTTGATTGTTGATGCTACTAAGCTGGCAGCTGATGCGGTTGAGTCCGGCAAAATCAAAGACGCTGCAATTACGACAACTAAGATTGCTAACCTTGCCGTGGGTAATGCGGCTATTGCCAACTTGGCTGTCAGTAATGCGAAGATTGCCAACCTTGCCGTTGATGATGCAAAAATCTCTGATTTATCAGTAAACAAGCTCACTGCTGGCTCTGTATCCGTAGGGCAGTACATTCAGTCAACTGGCTTTTCCTCTGGCACAAATGGCTGGAAAATTGATGGTAATGGCTCTGCCGAGTTTGGTTCAGCTTCTATTCGTGGGCAAATTACTGCGGCTCAGATTGACTCTCGTGGGCTGTCTATTAAGAACAGTTCTGGCACGGTTATCTTTGCAGCAGGTACAAACCTTGAGGCTCAGTTCATTAACCCAGCAGCTGGCTGGTTAAATTCAGCACTTGTACCCAGCATAACGACAGCTCAAAGCACGGCTGACACAGCAAACTCAAATGCTAGTACAGCACTCTCTACAGCAAATACGGCTAACACAAACGCTTCTACTGCACTTAGTAGCGTAGCTGGTAAGTTGTCCAAAGCAGGCGACACGATTACTGGGCGAATTACATTCTCCGTAGCTGATGGCATGTTTGCTGGCACCAACACCAGCAATGGTGTGTATTTTGGTAACTCAGGCATTATTGGGCGTAAAGGCGGAGTCAATACTTTCTATATAGATACTGCTGGTACTGCAGTGTTTGGTGGTGAATTGACAGCTGCCACGGGTAATTTTGTTGGTTCTATGGCTGTTGGGTCTAGCCCTACATTAGTATCTGGGCCAACCATGACGGGTTCTGGTGCCAATATTTACAGTACTGGTAACTTTGTTCTTGGTAACGCCACTACCAATATTTCGTTTAATGGCACAACAATGAAACTTAACGGTGACATTGTTAATACAAACAGTATTCCATTAGGTGCTATTTCTACTACAGTTAGTGCAAGAGGCGCACTTAATAAAGTTTTTGGCATTAGTGATTCGGCCAGCATAACAACAGCAACTACTACTTATCCAGTTGGTACAGTCCTTAACTGTTTTTTTCTTGCCACTAAAGTAGAGTTTGGCGCGGGGGACCTTAATATATACTTAAACCTTCTTAATTCTTCCGGTGTATTAGTAGATACTTTTCTTGGAGAAGCAGGTAACGAAGCTGTACAAACTATGGGCCCTGGCGGCGACAAAGTAACATCGACGTTTGTGGGAACTTATGTTATACCCGCAGATGGGGGCTACAAAGTCCAGGCTTATATGTGGAACGGGTATGGCAACTCTTGGACTTGCCAGCACGCAGACTTAATTGTATTTGCAAGCAAACGATGATTTACTACGCTTATTACACCAACACAGGTCAGTACGTCCAAGCAGGGACTGCTGTGTCAGAAGTCTCAGAATACGACATTCCCGAGGGCTGTTCTGTTTATTATGGGGAAGTTGATGCAGGCTCTCAGTATCATAATCTGACCACAGGGCATCCTGCCAATAAAGGCACGCCCCCCGCAGCCGGACACATGTTTGACTACGCTACCAAAACGTGGGTGCCAAATACAAGCTATCTTGACTCTAAAGCGCGGTACGAAAGAGGCCAGTTACTCCAAGACAGCGACTGGACTCAAATTCCAAATGGCCCATTAACTACAGCCCAGCAGACCGCATGGGCTACATACCGACAAGCACTGCGAGATATTCCTGCTCAGTCAGGGTATCCAGTAAATATTACGTGGCCCACTGCACCTGCATAAAATTTACCTTTTTTGAATAAACAATGTAAGATACAGTCCCATGAGTAACCATACACTTCAGCCGTTAGCCGCATGGATAACTGAGTCCGTAGAAGACCCAGAAGTATTAGAGTTTTTGACGATGGTGTATCACGCTATTGAAACTTGGGATGACATTGTTGACAAAGACAATCAGGTGACTGTGGATGATATGCACGATGTGTTTACTCAACTGCTTATAAAGTTACCAGCCAACGAATTTTATAGAGCCAACTACGCTGCACTGGCGGGTATGTTGATTGTGGTGATTACTGCTTGGCATACGTCAAATGAGATTGATGGGTCTGCAGAAGGCAAAGCGCACGGCTACACGTTGCGCAAAGAGTTTATTAACTTGGTCGTGCTGTGTGTTGCCATGACTGGCAGTGTTGCAGATGCACGCAAAGCGTCGTTGTTGGGGTGGACATGCTCTGCTGCCAATGATTCCTTTGACGAATTTATAAGGGGCGAATAATGGGATGGCTTGGCGGAGGTACAGCACCTGCACCTGATCCTGCGATTGGGCAGGCTCAAAAACAATTAGCGGACTTGTCTACTGAACAGTGGAACACGTTCAAGACCGATATTTACCCAACGCTTCTTAAACAACAAGAGAAAGCGGATAAACGGGCTGATGAGATATGGGCTCAAGATAAAGAAATTAGTTCATTCAATCTTGATCAGGCTAAGAAGTCTACTGAACGATATGAAAAAACGGCTATTCCTGCAATGGAAAAACTCAAAGCAGATGCCGACCTTTACAACACTGCTGGCTACCAAGAACAGATGGCTGGCCAAGCTGTTGGTGATATTGCCGCAGCAGAAGAAGTAGCTCGTCAAACTGGAATTCAACGTGACCGTTCATACGGTATTGATCCAACATCAGGTCGCTCTGGTTTGGGTTTTAACGCAAACAACGTAACTGCCGCTCTTGCCAAAGCACAGGCTGGTACACAGACACGCGAAGCCGCTAAAGCTCTTGGTTTACAAAAACAAGCCAACGTGTACAGCATGGCCGCAGGACTACCAATGCAATCACTACAGCAGTCTGGGGCCGCAGTTAATGCAGGTGGTGCTGGCCTTGCCGCTGGTGAATCTGGTATGAACGCTACGATGAAAGCCAGTGGTGCATCTAATGCTGCCGCTGGAACCGCTATGCAGGGGTGGGGCCAAGTGGGTAACTTGGGCGTTAATAAATATCAAGCTGATATTAGTCGTTATAACTCTGAGTCTGCTAACAACCCATGGAATATGGTGCTTGGTGCAGCTGCTGGTGTTGGTACTAAATTCGCTTTAGGTAAGATTTAAGAGGCAAATTATGGCAAGTTCATTTGCACAAGGGTTTCAGATGGGTGGAAGTATGTACGACTCTGCGGAGCGTATGAAACTTGCCAAAGAACAACAAGAGTGGGCACGGGAAGACGCAGCAGCTAAACGTGCGGAGCGCCAACTTGCAGAAGATATTCGTACTGCTGGTGCAGAGACTATTAGCATGGAGGGTAAGCCTTTAGAATATTTAGGCGGTACCGGTATTGACAGAGGTCCACAACCTGCAAATGCTCAAACTGCTCTGCGCCCCGACATTGCAACTGCGCCTGCCAAAATGTATTCGGCAGATCAAGCACAACAAGATTACCTGCGTCGCCTGCGCGGTCTTGATGTTGGTAAAGCACAGCAGTATGAAAAAAGTGTTTTGGAACTCGGTGAGTTACAGCGCGGTAAACGCTACGCTGATAAGCAAGAACTTGCGTTGGGTTTCAACAACCAAGTCATTAAAGACTTGACAGACGCACAGGGTGATGCTGCGGCAGTAATTGAGAAAACGTTTATACCTTTATACAACGACGACAAGTTGCCCGGCTTTAAAGACGGCGGCAAAGCCAAGCTGGTTCCCAGTGCTCTAGGCGGGGACAAGAGTATTGTTATTACTTATAAAGACGGTAAGCAAGAAACGTTACCTGCTGACCTGAAGACACTGCAGCAACTGAGCGGGTATACGCAAAAGCAGATGATGGAATCTTCAACACCAGAGAACTACTGGAAAAGTAAAGCACAAGCTACTGCCGACAAGAGCGCTGAATCGCAAGCAATATCAGCTGGTGCTGCTGCGCAAAATGCCGCTACAAGCACTAAACAACTGGATGCGCAAATTAAAGCTGGTTTGTTTGAAGCCCAAGCTGGTCAAGCCCGTGCGACTGCTAACCAAGCCAATGCTCACGCTGCTGTGTACAAAAATATGGTTGACTTGGCCAAGACAAATAAAGAAGCCGGTCTTGCAGTTAAAGATGCCTTAGCCAAGTACGAGGCATTAACCGATGCTGAAAAAGCGGGTGAAAAGGGTCAAGCTATTTTGGTTGAAGGTGCTTTGGCTGCTGCTAAGAAAACAGGTGACGTTACTGGCATTATGAATGTCTTGAAGAAACCTGATCGTGCAACTGTGTCTGCTGAGATGGAAAAGGCTGCGTATGCGTTGTACAACGAAGCTATAGCTAGTAATGACGAGGCTCGGGTTAAAGCTGTTAAAAAAGCATACCCACAGATATTTGGAGAATCCGCCTTGACCAAAGCTATAAAGGGCACTCCAGACAAATCGGCTGAACCCGTTGTGGAAGGCCGTCCTCTCTACAATAAAACAAATGCCGAGTTATTAAAAATGACCAAGCGTGCAATTGGGACAAGTACTTCTGATGCACGGGATGCCCAAGCTGAGCTAGATGCTCGCAAAGGTGAGTCTCGTATGAAAGCCTTTTAAGGTAGTACAGCATGGCAACACTTGAACAGCTTCGGGCGTATTTTCCCACTGCTGAGTCTGACTCAGATGCCATCAAAATGGCGGCTAAGCGCTTTGGCATTGATCCAGTTGAGATTGCTGAAGAAGTTGGGTTTAAAATTAATAAACCTGGATTTATATCTGATATTAAACGCGGCACTGGGCAAACTATTGGTGCAATTGGTTCCACTGCTCGTGACTTTGGTTTGCCTAATGTTGGTAAAGCAATAGAAGGCTACGGTGAAGATGTTGCGTATCGCAATCCATCGCAGATTAACACTGTTGGCGAAGCCATCCGCAATCCGTTTACTACCGCTCGTGAAGCACTAGGTGAGATTGCACCTCAAATTGGTACCTCTATTGGTGCTGGTATGGCAGGTCGCTTTGTTGGTGGCGCTATTGGTGCGTTAACGCCCATCCCTGGGGGTGCCGCTATTGGTCAAACCATCGGTGGTGCTGCAGGCACATACCTTGGTAACTTAGCCCAGTCATATGGCGGTATTCGTGCTGAACAGCGTGAGCAAGGGATTGAGGACAAAAGCCGCGCAGGGAGTGCTGCTGCAGGTTCTGCTTTCTTAGATACAGCGTTTGGTGCTGAGCGTGTTGTTAATAAATTTATTACCAAGGGCTCTGATATTCTGGCTCGTGAAGCCGGTACAAGCTTGCTCAAGAATGTTGGTAAACAAACAGCTATTGGTATTGGAACTGAATCACTGACTGAAGGTGCGCAGACTGGGATAGAGCGTTACGGTGCATTTAAGCCATTGACTGGTGATGAAGCATACAACGAGTATGGCTTGTCCATGATTAAAGGCGGCATTGGCGGTGGTGTTATTCGTGGCGGTTTGTCTGCTATTGCTGGTGAGCGCCCAGTCCAAAGTGGTAATGATATCCAACAGGCGTTTAGTCAACCTGGCGTCAGTGGCACACCCACATCCAATGTAGTGCCTCCTCCAGCTCCCCCCGTAACACCTCCGCCAGCACCGGCTGTAGTTGGTGGTACAACAGATATTGCACAGCAGACTCAAGCTGCTGCCGCTGAAAACCAGCAAGTGCAAGAAGCACAGCAAAACTTGGCTAAGCGGGAAGAAGTGTTCGGCAAAGTAGCCACACAATACAACCCAGAGAATCCAACATCATTAAACATCTTTGGCCAGAATATTGAAGGCCCACGTGTCGCACCTTTTGGTGATCGTTTTGCTACTGTATTTAATACACTGCCCCCACACGTTCAAACAATTGCTCAGGCCATTACGCAAGCAAACAATGCGTTTGCTACGGCTGAAAAGCCAAGCCCACTGGTAAGTTTTAGCTTTAATGCCAACAACCCTATACCTTCAGCAGATAAAGCTGTTGCAGCACTTGGCAAGGTGATGACCAAATTCCAGATTGACCACGTTCAATCATTGGATGAAGCAGTACAGATTCTCAACAAGCTCTCGACGACTACCAAAGGTAATCAGCTTGAGCAACTCAACGCCATCTACGAAGCCATCACTGGCCAAGATACGGATGGATTCACAGCAGCACAAGCCACTAAGGCGGAAAAAGGAGCTAAAAATGGAAAATTGCCTCTGCAAACAACTACCGGGCTGGGAGCAGTACCAGTCGAAGGCGGAACAGGACAAGCAAATGCAGGAGTCGATGGGGATGTACAACCCAGCAACATTCAATCCGTCGGGACAGGAAGTCTCCCTGCAGGATCGCTTGGCCTCCAAGTTGGACAGCCATCAGCAGAAGGAATACGGGATGGCACCGGTGCAGTATCCAATGTTGTCGGTGGTAACGCGCCGTCGCAAGTAATAGGAGCTACAAATGAACAAGCCAGCCAAAGCGCTTTGGGTGGCGGGGAAACATCCGGTCAATCCCAACAAGCCGGTGCAGCCAACTTGGATCAACAATCTATTCAAGCTGGCTCAAGAACGTATGACCCCCGCATTAGCTTCTACTCAACCGACCTCAGCCACATCTCCAGTGAACGTCGCATCGAAGTAATCTCTGATCTGCTGTTAAAAGTTTTAGCTCCCAAGCAAGAACGTAAAAATACAGTCCCCGCAGCAACACGGGCAGAGATTTTACGATTGGCTTTGTTGGAGCAATTCCGACACGCTGACATCGCTGAGTACACAGGTCTGAAGACCGACACTGTTGAGAAACAACTTGAGCGCATGGGCGTTAAGCTGGTTGATGGTGAATTCCAAGTAATCGACCCTGAGTTTGCAGTTCGTATTGTCGAGACTGCTGCTGCTTATCGTTCGCCCGAGTTCCCTGATGGTATTGGTCAAGGTGAACTGTCTGGTCTGTACAACACTCGTTACGAAGGTGAAGATCAGTCTGCCGCCTCTCTAGCAGAAGAACTTGAAGCTGGAGAGCAAGAAGGTAAACCTGGGGCCAAACTGCAAGAAGAACTTGGCGGTAAGGAAGACAAAGAAGGTCAAACCATGGGTACGGTTGCCACTGCTGGTGGTAGCCAAGGTGCTGTAGACAGTGAAGGGGCTGCTGCCCTTGCAAAAATTGAAAAGCTTCAAGCTGCTGTAGATAAGAATCCTACAGATAAAAAAGCTGTAACTGCTTTGGCAAATGCATGGACTGCGTATGCTAAGAGTCAACAAGCGCGTGCAGCCAAGGGCGAAAAAGCAGTTAAGCAAGAGTCTGAAGAAGAAACAGACTTAACGGGTGAAGCAACAGTTGAAGAAGCACCCAAAGAAGAAGCAATCAATGAAGTTGAAGTAGCCAAGCGTAAGAAAGTTGTGGACGAAGCACGTGCCAAAGCCGCAGCTGACCGCAAGGGACTTGAAGTTGGTGACACTGTAGTCAACCCCAAGTTGGGCACTGGTGAAATTGTCAGCTTTGCTGGCAACGGTGATGACACTCGAGTAACTGTTAAGTTTCAAAGCGGACAGACTAAAGAGCTGCTTGTTAAATCTGCCAAACTGGAGAAAACCAATGCCGTTCAAAAGCCAAGCACAGCGAAAGTTCCTGTTCAAGAACGAGCCGAAGGTGGCGAAACAGTGGGCAAAGGAAACGCCAAAAGGGGCAAAGCTGCCGGAAAAACTGAAGTCAAGCCCGAGCCCAAGCAAGAAGCCAAGCCCGAAGAAATAAAGACCCCTACTGAACAGTGGGCAGTTGTCTCAACACTAGCACCGGAGTTACCACCATATGATGTTCTTACAAGCTCTGAAAAGACTCGGTGGGATGATCTCGTCCGCCGTGGACAAGCTAACCTTGCTGCTGCTGTCAAAATTGTCGGTGAGGTTACTCAACCTACTGGCACAGCATTGGCCAATCAAGGGCCTCAGGCAACGGGCATTACTGGAACTACTCAAGCGATAGTCCCATGGGCGGGAGTAAAGCGTACTACTAAAGGCGACATTGAGGTTGTTCCTATAGCTTCACTTGATGGAGTGGCTCAACGAAACCAAGCGAACACTTCTACGCCCGAATACGCAGCTTTAAAAGCAAGTATTGAATCCAAAGGGATTGTTGATCCTATTGTTATCACGACAAACTCGCTTGGTAAAGCAGAAGTCTTTGAAGGCAACCATAGGTTGCAAGCAGCTCGTGAACTAGGGTTAACAGAAGTCCCAGTGGTATTGCACAGCCGTACTAACGCATCCGAGTCTTATCCAGTAGTAGGCCGTAAACCTAGTTCTATATTACCTGCGGTAACCAATGAAGCCGACGTCATTGACGTTGAAGCTCGTGTTATTGATGAAACTGTTGGCCCACGTGTCGCAGCTCTGCCTGCACCGCAAGTTGACCGCTTAGAAAAGCACTATGGTGTCAAGCGTGACAGTGCTGAGTTCCTTGCTAAGATTAAAGAAGACGTAGTTAAATACGCTACTAAGGGTGCAGAAGCTGTCTCTGCTGCCGTCCGTGACATTATCAAAGCAATCCATACTGGCGTGTTGGCTGCAGCAATGGTCTTCAACCCCACAGCGATTTCTAAAGTTGAATCCTTCATTGTGATTCCACAAGAGACGCAAGTCACACAGCAACAAGTATTAGCCCAAGTCCCCGCAGAAGCATCCATGATGTCTGATGCTGGCAAGCAAGCTTATGAGCGTCTGGTGCCTGCCCTCAAAGGTAAGATTGGTAACAAGTTTATTACGATTGCTGACAAGCCAAGTGGTCGCATCTTTGTATTCAAATCTGATGGTTCATTTGTACTTGAGAAGAAATCATTGTTCGGGCTGGCCAAGGGCGATCTGTATAAAGGCAACAACGACCTGCCACAGAATCGAGTAACACCTGCTGGCCTGTTTGGTATTAAAATAATTGACGCAGCCAAAGGCGGTAATGCTGCCAAGACTGCTGGCGAATACGATTTTGGAAAAGTGTTTGCGCTGGAAGACCCAGATGCAGTTGTTACGTTTATGCACTCTGTGTGGCTTAAAGAAAAAGATGCCCCCCAACGTGCTGCTGCTTTGAAGAGTGAGTCTGCTGCTGACTCTCGTTACTCGTTTGGCTGTATTAACGTTGACAAAGAAACGTACCGTGAACTGATCACCAAGTATGGTGACAACATGGATGGTTCTAAACTGTTTGTTGTTCCAGACGTTCAAAGCACAGTCAATGATTTCATTACTGGTAACGTTGCTAATGACAGATTGGTACGTGAGGGTGTTCAGCCAGTGATGAGAACTGTGTCGACTCCAGTAAGGTCTGCTACTCAAACGGCTGGTGTTGATCGCAGTGTTGTAGGCAAAGAAGAACAGACACCTTCATTTAACAGCAAGAGTGCTAAGTTCATGGAGTTCTCTGACCTTGAGGACGAAGTCAAAGGTATCAGCGACGTTCGCGAACAGTTCGCAGACATGGACATAGAAGGTGCGTTGGACTTTGTATCTGACTGGCAAGTTGTAAATGACCGTTCTAAAAATGCATTCCATGGACAGCTTAAGACTGAGAATGGTAGATACATTGGTGTACTAAACCTTGCCAAAATGTCAAGCCCAGCGTATGCCGCTGAAACGGTTCGCCACGAAGTTGCTCACGCTGTTGACATGGCCCCACATGGCGGTGTGTATTCACATCAGCTTGAAATGAACGTGGAAATCAAAGACGGTAAAGTTGTTCCCTTTGGCGAGGTTGCCAAGGAAATGTTTGCGTTGTATGAAAACAACAAAGCGTTTACGACCTTTCTTGATTACCCATTTAACATAAGTGTACACACGGACCTAGACACCAATGGCAAGATTGAAAGCGAACTGTTTGCCCAAATCTTCTCAATCTATACAAACCCCAAGTACACAGACTACATTGCATCTGTTGCACCCAAAACTGCTACTTTCTTGGAAGAGGTAATCAATGACATTCGCACAACGACAGCGCTTCAAATCCAGAAGAGCACAACTGCAGCAACAAGAGCCATCGACTTCCGTAATCGATATACCGCCCGCCGCAATCAACGGGAGGCTGGAGTTTATGGCGGAGATAGACAAACAAATGAAGGCCCGTTCAACAGCCGAGGCCAAGGACGAGAGTTCACAGCCGACCAAGTAATTAGTGCACTACCTAAGTCATTGCAAAGGTCTGCTCGCGAAAGGTGGACTAACTATAAAACGTTAGCCAAACGTGGTTTGTATGCTTCTGCAATTACAGAAGACGTGGTGAACATGGCTAAGAAGTACATGCCTTCTGCTGCTAAATATCTGCAAGCACAATATGCTCGGCAGGGCACACGCTTGGAGTTTGAAAAGCGCATTGAAGATATTCTGAGTGCATTTGACAAATTGCCAGAGAACCTCAAGGGCACTGGCAAAGGTAGTGTCAACGAATACATCCATGACTCCACTCGTGAGAAAAAGTGGGGCTACTATCCTGGCGAGCAGCAAATTGGTACTAAGCTGTTCGAAACCGACTCAGACTTTAAAAAACGGTTTGACGCATTCCCGCCTGCTGCCCAGCGTGTGATTAAAGACGTATTCCGTCATGGCTTTGAAGCTCTTAAACTGAAACAGAAAGCTGCCGAAAACGCAGTGAACCGTGAGTTTGAGTCTCGTGAGAAAGCTGCTGGCAACGACGCAGACCTGCTGCAAAGTATCGCCAAAGAGAAGAAACAGATGCTCAAGCGCATTACCAGCTTGCGCAATGTTGACGTGTCCAACCCGTACGCATACCTTGGTCGCTATGGTGATTACATTGTGGTCGCCAAGTCCGCTGAATTTAAAGCCTATGAAACAGCTGCCACGGGAGAAGACAGCCGCGTTCGTGGGGATTATATTACCGGCGACGCACAGCAAGCCAAGAACTGGTTACAAGACAACGTCTCTAACCCTTTGCACTATGTAGTTCAATTTGCTGAGACACAGGGAGAAGCTGACAGCATTGCTGAAGATTTAAAAGCTACAGGTAAATACGATCTTGTCGATGAAGACGCTGGTATTAAAGAAGCCAATGCTTCATACATTGGTGACTCTGACGTCCACTTAGCTGTGGCCCGTCTGCGCAACTTGGCAGATCATACGTCAGACGTCCCCGATTCCAAATTAGACAAAGCAATCTCCGATCTGTATTTGATGACGGTAGCGGAAGCCAGTGCTCGTCGCTCTGAACTCCAACGCAAAGACGTCTCTGGTGCTGATAAGAACATGATGCGCAACTTGGCTACTAGTGGCCGTGCTGATGCACACTTCCTGTCTACCATGGAGCACAGCGATGAGCTGAATGATGCACTAGAGTCCATGCGCAATAAGGCTCGTAACAATCGTAAAGACGCTATGCCGCTGTACAACGAACTGTACACTCGGTATGCGGACAGCATGGAATACTCCCAGCCTAGCGTGCTGGCACAGAACCTGTTGCGTATGTCGACTCTGTGGAACTTATCCACTAGCCCTGCATACTATCTCCAGCAGGTGCTCCAGACTTCTGTGTTGTCCTTGCCATACATGGCAGGCCGCCTTGGTTACTTCCGTTCAGCTCGTGCAATTAAGCGTGCCTATGGTGACATGTCTGACTTGGTCAAAGGTCTGGGAATCAACGACCATATTGACTTTGACAAAGCTCCTGCTGATGTACGGTTCATGCTCAAAGAACTTGTCAAGATGGGCAAAATTGATATTGGTATTGATGCTGATGCCAAGGCTCGTACAGATGACCAAGGTCCTCTTGGCAAAGTGATGTTTAAGCTGCAAGGTATCAATACACGTATTGAAGCAATCAACCGTGCCACTGCTGCCATTGCCGCCTATCGTGGATACGTCGACCGTTATAAGGGTGCCACTGGTGCTGATGGTGTTCGCTTTGCTGCCGAGGTGGTGTCCAACACACATGGTAACTACGATGGATTCAACACACCCCGCATCATGCAGAGCGGTGGTGCCAAAGTCTTGTTGCAATTCAAACGCTTCCAAATCATTCAGCTGTCCATGCTTGCCAAGCTGATCCACACATCTTTCAAAGGTGCGAGCGCCCAAGAGCGTGCTATTGCTCGTGCTTCACTAAAGTACATTACTGCTCACATGGCTGTTCTTGGCGGTGCTTTGGGTGTGCCGTTCGTGTCTCAAGCTGCAAGCATCTTGTCTAGCATCTTTGGTGATGAAGATGAGCCCGATGATTATGAGTACAAATTACGTCGCATGATAGGTAACGACGCCGTGGCTGACCTACTGCTCCGTGGTGTTCCTGCCGCGCTTGGACTAGAGTCCATTGGTAAGCGTCTGTCCATGGAGAACGTTGCGTCTCCGTTCGGTCCGTTCGTAGAGTTTAACTTGACGTCTCGTGCAGATGCGGCTCAAATGATTGTGGGAATGATGGGCCCATCAGTCGGCTTGGGACTGAAGTTCGTTGACGCGCTTGGCATGATGTCCAAGGGTAACTACTACAAGGGCTTAGAGTTGGCGTTACCTAACGGTATAGCCAATTTTATGAAGGGCATTCGTTTTGCCAATGAAGGCATTACGATGCGGAATGGGGACTTGGTGATGAAGCCGGAAGAGATCAGCATGATTGATACTGCATTCCAAGCTGTTGGTCTCCCCACGACGACCATTACTGATAGACAATACACGCAGAAAGTTGTTGCAGAATTTGATAAGTTCTACGCATCACGTGCAGGTGAAATCAAGAGTTCATATGTGGAAGGTTCTCGACAGAGCGATGCAGCAGCGATGGCTGAGGCTCGTGATGATTGGCAGAAATTGCAGGAGTCGAGAGTTAAGAACGGTTACAAGCGTCAGTCAATGT